GATTGCAAACAGCGGTTCTGGCGGCGGTGGCGGTGGTACTTCATCGACTGCAAACGTGGCAGCGGGTGCTGGGGGTGGCGCTGGTGGATATGTTGAGGCGATCATAAACAACCCAAGTGTAACTTATTCTTACGCTGTCGGAGCGGCTGGTACGGCGGGTTCCGCTGGAACATCTGGTCAAGCGGGTGGGCTCGGTGGCTCAGGAATTATCATCGTCGAAGAGCACTACAAATAGGAGGCTTGGTGAAATTCACATCGCGTAAATTTATTCTGACGGTCGTTATCATCACTCTCTCGGCAATCCTCCCCATGCTCTACAAATGGTTAGGTGTGGGTGAGGCGGTGACGATAACAGTTCTTGGGATAATGGCGGGCGTGGGGACAGCTTACGGGTTTGTAAATATAAAAGCTAAAGAGTCAGGGGCAAGTAAAGATGAAGAAGAGTAAATTTATAGACTACCTACTTGGATTCCTGGCCCTTATCGGGATCGGGTCTTTGCTTTTAAAAAAGAAAGGCGGCAACCCAACAGCCGCCAATAAAGAAGTAGACGCTGTAAAAAAAGAGATCGAGGAGGAAGTTAATGAAACACCTACTACTGAGCTTGTTGCTGATTACAATAAACGCCACGGCAAAAGCTGAGCTTGTTCTTGAAATCAAAAAACTTCAGCCTGCCCCCTACGCTGGCGTTCTTATGCCAGATGCAGATTTTAAAAAACTCATTGTTGCTGAAAAGCAAGTTCCAGAACTCGACAAAATGCTTCGGCAAAAAAACTCTGACTTCGCAGATCTTGAGCGCCGGTCAGAAACGAAGCAGAACTGGTTTTTCGCAGCCGGTGTTCTCTTCGGCGGATTTATTGGCTGGAAGGTGGCTAAGTGAGCTTCAGTGCAAAGTCTAAAGAAAGACTAGAGACGTGTGATGATAAGCTTCAACAACTTTTTAATGAGGTTGTTAAAGGCTATGACTGCACAGTTCTTTGCGGGCACAGGGGGCGAGAAGAGCAAGAAGAGGCTGTTAGAGAGGGAAAGTCGAAAGTGGTCTTTCCAAACTCAAAGCATAATAAGTTCCCAAGTAAGGCTGCGGACGTAGTCCCCTACCCGATTGATTGGAACGACTCAAAAAGATTTATGCACTTCGCAGGTTACGTCCAAGGTGTAGCAAAAATGATGGGGATAAAAATTCGTTGGGGTGGAGACTGGAATTCAAATCTTAATTTTAAAGATGAAAAGTTCGTAGACCTTCCACACTTCGAGCTGGTTGAAGGAGATTGAAATGCTGATTCTAAGTAAGGGATGGAAACTCCCACAAACTGGTGATTTCGGAAGCATCTGGTTTCCAGCGATGGAAGACAACATCCAACAGATGAACTCGCATAACCATAACGGAATTAACTCTGAGAAAATCTCAGGCGTGTCACTTCAAGCGACAACCGTCACGGTTTTGACAGCGGCGTTTACGGATCAAGGTAACGGATATTTTAGAGCGCTGATCTCGACACCTGGAGGCGTTGATCCTTCAACTTTTGTGATTTCATCTAGAAACCCAACAACGAAAGAGCCAATTTATTTGAAGCAGGAACGACTGAGCTCTTCTCAGTTTTACCTTTACTCTAACGTAGCTCAAGACATTGAGGTTTGTTACGGCGTATGATTCCAACTCAGCCACTCGAAGTCGATGACTTTACACTAGGAGTTACCGACTACTACATTGATGGAAACCCAAGGGCCGCAGAGGTTCTTGATAACCTATTCTTAACGTCAAACAAAAAACCGCGCACGCGCTACGGGGCTATCGTTGTAAATGATCAGCTCCCACTCGGCGCATTTCGTGTGAATAAGCTTGCAGCGCTTAGTGATAATCTCTACGTCTTCCAAGATAAGCGCGCGTACTACGATTTAGCTGGAGTATGGACAGAGGTCGATGCGCCTGGATCAAACCCATTCATGCCATCGGGCGACAGTAACTCGGTAATTATTGATTCTGAGTGGCAGGGGCATTTATTCTTTACGAGTGACAGCTTTTGCTCGCCTCAAAAACTTTTTGTTAATGATACCGGAGATCGTGTTGTTCGTAATGCGGGACTTCCGCTCATCGACACAGGCTTTTCTATCACGCCTCCTCCGGGAGCCGGGTCAAACTATCTGTACGCTTTTGTTCTTTCTTATGAGTATAAAGTTGGAACAGTTACTTACCTTGATCGTTCTCCTGTATTTTACTATCCGACTACTGTAACGGGCGGTGCGATCACAACAGGCAACGGCTCAAGCATCACTTTTCCTACTACCTACGCGACGCCCGAGAACTGGGACTCAACTTCTTGGAAGCTTGAGATATACCGCACAACAGATGCAGGTGATACTTTTTACCTCGCAGGTGAAGTCGCGTTTGGAACCGCAGGCTTTAGTGATGAGACAGAAGATGCTGACCTTGAAGCGAACGCGACCCTCTACACCACGGGCGGTATCGCATCAAACGATACACCTCCGAAAGCTAAATTCGTTCACATCGTAAATGACTACGGGTACTGGGCACACACCAAAGAAGGCTCTGAGATCTTCTCGACAACAGTGTATCAGTCAAAAGCTGGCGACCCGGACAGCGTTCCGGCTCTATTTTTCGCAGACACCGAGCAGCCCATCACAGGGCTTTCATCAATCTACGATAGACCTCTCGTTTTTTGCACAGGCTACATTTACCGCATTGATAATTTCTACGCAGACGATGGCTCTGGCGGAATGTTTCTTCGCAAAATTGATGATAAAGCTGGATGCGTTTCTGCACAGTCAATCACAAGAACGCACTTAGGAATTTTCTGGGCTGGCAATACAGGCTTTTACTGGTCTGATGGCTTTCGCGTTGAGTGTATTTCGGATCACTTAAATGAAACGTACAGATCATTTGTCACAACAGCTACTCGAAGAAAAAACATTGTCGGTACTTTTGACCCATCTGACCAGCGTGTGACGTTTACCGTTTCACGCGAAGACGGAACGGGTGAGTGCGATATGATCTACGCGCTTGATCTAAGATATCCGTTTCTGAAATCTGGAGATAACCCAGGCGGAACTTTCGTGACAGGCTCTGGCGGGGATTATTTTAAACCCACGCAAGGGCTTTTTGTCGGAAGCTACTGGTACAGGGGCGACACTAGAGGGTACGTGCTAAAGCACGGTAAAGAATATTTCACAGACCCAAAAATTGACACCACAAAACCAGCTGACGAGTGGGAAGAGCTCACAATACTTCACACCTACAAGTCTTGCTTCTTAGATTTTGGATCTAAGTTTTATAGAAAATGGGTGCCAAGACTTCTAGTCTCAGCTGATAACACAACAAATCTCTCACTCGGTATCCGTTCTTCTAACGACAACGACCGAACGCAAGGGACGCTAAAGCCTATTCGGTACAGAAATAATATCACGTGGGGCGATGTACTTCCGCTATGGGGAGATCCGACGGCACTTTGGAACGCGCAAGGGCTTATTGAGGAGTGGAGACGCTTCCCGGCTGGCGGCTTGAGATGTAATTACAAACAAATTATTTTAGAAAATGCTCAAGTTGAAATTGTTGATTCAGGCTTGCTCGGTACAGCAACGGTAAATCCGGGAGCAAAAACAGCAACACTCGGCGGATCTTTTAACTGGCTCCCCGGTATTGTTGATTATTTTATTTCTTTTTCACACGACAATTATGCGCGTGAGTATAAAATTACAAGTAGAACACCCACAACAATAATCTATGAAGACACGGCTGGAAGCGGTCCACCGTCACCAGGTCCTTGGGACTGGAAAATTGTGGGCAAACCGAAGGGTGAAGTTTTACTTCTAAATGGTTATGTTATCCACTGGGCAATGCTTTCCAAATCTCACACGCCGTTTTCATCGGGAAGCGGGTCTTAATGTCAAAACAGCTTAAACGAATAGATTTACTTTTTCGTGAAGTCTCAGACCCCGTTGCGCAGGAAAATTTTTATCGTTTAAAAAGCCATGTAGAAAACCTTCAGCTAAGCGGAGGCACCGGCCCGCAAGGTCCTCAAGGGCCAGCGGGACCTGCCGGTCCTAGCGGGACACCGGGTACAAGCCTCGTGGTCACAAAGATAGCGGGGGAGACAATCTCCGCTGGGAAAGCTGTTTATTTAGACACCGCAACCGTTGTTAAACTGGCCGACCATTCGATATTAGCCAGACAAAAGTGCATTGGCGTTGCTAAGACAGCCGCAACCGTTGGAAACACTATTGAGGTTATCACTGACGGTATTTTCCAGGATGCTATTTTCTCAGGATTCGCTATTAACGAGCCGGTATGGGTGGGGCTTAGCGGCGTACTCACGCAGACCCCGCCCACAAGCGGGGTTTTACTTGAGACCGGGTATTATTTAGGTGAGAATAAAATTGAAATAGAAATTAAAAGACCAATCATTTTAGCTTAAGAAGGAGCTTTTTTATGGCAGATAAACCACTACAACTTTTAAACGGTAAATTAACTCAAGTGGAAGGTACTGTGGTATCTGCCGGAGCGGGTAACGCAGGCGATATTCCTGCTCTTGATTCCAACGGTAAGCTGGACGTTTCGGTTCTTCCGACAGGTGTCGGGCCAAACGTAAAAGTAGTTTTAGCTTCTGAGAACATTGGGGCTGGAAAATATGTAAATATTTTTGATAACACTGGAACGCCTAACGTGCGTTTAGCTGATAATTCAAATTCTCGTGAAGCTCACGGGTTTGTAAAAGACGCCGTGACTTCAGGAAATAATGCGACAGTTTACTTTGAAGGAACAAACGACGATCTTTCAGGCTTAACCCCGGGCGTTCGTCAGTTCTTAGCAACAGCCGGCGGGGTTACAGTAACACCTCCAACATTTGCAGGCGGCGCTCAAATTTCTCAGCTTGTCGGTACCTCAATTTCTGCTACAGAGATCGACACTGACATTGATGACTGTGTGGTTCTTGCTTAATGAGAATAAAACCGCTCGTACTTAAAGATGGGAAAAAGCAACAACTGGCTGTTGGGGACTTACTCGACGGTCAGGATAATTTTTCCTATAAGAAAATAAAAAGCGGTGAGAATATTTCAATACCGGAAGATCAGCAAATGATTCTTTTAGGGGGGCTTACAAACTTAGGGCAGTTTAATAACTTTGGGGAGGTCGTTCTCATTAATAATGAAGATAACGACACTCAGCAAGTTATACCCCCAGCTGATCCTGAGAATTTCAGTCATTTTAAGATTGCAAGCGGGGAGACTAAAATTATCCCTAGTAATCAACAAATGACAGTTTTTGAGCAGATTACAAATTTTGGGCAGCTAAACAACCTCGGAGATGTAAGACTTCTTAAGATTTTCCAGCAAGAAGATCCTAACGACGCTATTATTTTACCAGACGATAATTTCTCTTACAAACAAATCAACGCTAGCGAAGTGAAGACTATCCCCACTCGTCAACAAATGATTGTCGTGGGGGCGCTTACAAATTTTGGGCAGCTTAACGTGCTTGGTGAGATGGCTCTGATTTCTGGTGAAATAGAAACAGATTTAGAAGATGATTTCTTACCGCCTTATAAAATTGAGAGCGGTGAGACTTATAAAATTGGAACCAACCGACTTATGTTTTTACCACGATCTTTAATTAACTTTGGGCAGCTGAATAATTTCGGCGAGCTTGTTTTGGGAGGCTTATAATGGCTAACGGTATTTTTAACTCAGTGGGTGTTGCATCATTTCCAGTCGCACCAAACCCCGCAAGCGGAACTTACTACTTCGGTATTGACGCAACAGACGGCCATTTAAAAGTTCAAAACTCATCAGGCGTTATTACAGACTATCAATCGGGTGCCAGCTACTCAGATCCGGATGCAGTCGCTGCGATTCAAGCCGCAATGATCGCAGCAAGTGCTGAAACAGAGCCAACGAGCGATGACTTTTTATATCTCAGAGACGTGAGCGGATCTGATTTTAATAAAGTTACAAAAAAAGACCTTCAAAAAGCAGACGCGGATAGACTCTTTCAGCTTCAAAGTGACTTCTGGGGAACAGTTCTCGGAGGGTTCACACAATTCGTGTCTGGGACAGGTGCCTCTGCGCAAACAGGAACATACGGACAAGACGCTACAAATAACGCGATTGGCGTTACACAAGTGGACACAGGTACAACTGCTACAGGTAGAGCGGGCCTTGGCACAGTTTCAGGAGCTATTTTTAAACCAACTCTCGCGCATTTTAATACAAAGATGCGATTGGCACTTGAGGCGGTCTCCTCGGTGACTGACACATTCACAGTAAGAGCCGGACTCGGCGACTTTTTCGTGTTAGGCACAGATGGAACCAACGGTTTGTTTTTTCGCTATACTGATCTAACTAACGGCGGCAGATGGCAGTGTGTATCTCGTGCAGGAGGCGTTGATTTAACAGTCGTTGACTCAGGCGTTTCTCCGGATCTCGATCATCACATTTTAGAGGTAGACTTGAGCGAAGACGGAACTGTTGGTTTATTTAAAATTGATGGAGCCATGGTTGCCACAATCAATTCTCCAAATTTACCAGGAATTGCAAACACAATGGGCGCTGGATTCCAGATTGTAAAATCAGTCGGTTTACTACAGCGAAATTTATCCTGCGACTGGATGCTTATACTGGGTGAAAGAGCAGCGGTGCGATAATGAACTGGGAAGAGTATCTCTCAAACGCGAGCTATAGAGCGGATAACGAAGCCAGAAAAGAGTTCGGCTCTAATTTAATGCTTGCGTTTAAGCAGAAGAATATCTCAGAAAGCTGTCAGTGGTACCAAGCCGCGTGGCTTCATGCTCGCGTTAGAGAGTGGGAAGTTACTTTTCCGTCGGCGCTAGGTTCCGCTGTTATCTATGTAGATGTTCAAAATATGATTATGTCCGGGGATATTGAAACGGCGTGTTTGTCACTAATCTACGGGGAAAATGACGACATGACTTCGCCCCTACACTGGATTAGTGACGAGCGCCGACAATGGCTCATTACGCAGATGAAAAACTGGTTAGGTTGGCCATGAAAACAATAGTATGCGGAGCATCTCGACCTTTAAAATGGAAACCGCTTGCAGCGGCAATTATGTGGTGGGAAGAAACTCCTGCTTCGCATGTTTATTTTTATATAAAACGAAATTCTGGCGTTCATCTGCTTTACCAGGCAATCGGTAGCGGAACTGAATTTATGGGGTACCAAAAGTTTTTAGCCGTAAACAAACCAATTTACGAAAAAGAAATTGAAATTTCAGATGAACAGTTTCACAAACTTTTAGACTACCTAATACCACGACTCAAAAAGAAGTATTCTATTAAACATTTGTTAGGGCTTTTCGTAAAAAGAATTTGTTTTTTATTGTGGAAAGAAAACGTACCTAACTACTTCGCGGATAAAGACGCAAGCGAAGTGTGCGTTGAGGCTTTGTGCTCAATGCTTGAAAGCCAGAGAATTTATCAGATGGCTGAAAATCCTGAAGATATGGGAATCTTTGAGGCTTTAAAAATGCTTAAAGAAATTCCTGGCAAGGAGTTAGTATGAGATATTGGACATGGGGCGAGATCAAAGCAAAAATCGAAGCTGAGTGTGATCTTGAAGACGAAGACTTCGTAAGATCCTCTGAGCTGTTGTCTTATGCCAATGAAGCCATTGACGAAGCCGAAGCTGAGATCCATGGGCTTTACGAGGATTATTTCCTCACACGGAAGTCTGTGGCAGTACAAACTGGGGATACGCTTTTATCGGTCAACACAGAGCTTGCAGACATTTATGCCGATAAAATACGAAGAATTATTTTCAAATCAGGTAGCTCCACTTATACTGTCTCAAGGCTAAAAGACTGGAAGAAGTTTGAGCAAAAAGCTCTGACCGAGGCAAACACCTCGACAGACCTTTATCAGTACATGCTGATTAACTCGACACCTGGGAACCCACAAATTATGTGGACTCCAGAAATTAGAGAATCAGGCGATATGATGATCTGGTACTTGCGAAACGCGAACCGTCTTTATGTTGATGCTGATATCTGTGACATTCCAGAATTTGTGAACTTCGTCATTGCTTATCTAAAAGTGAAAGTGATGGGAAAAGAAGGACACCCTGGATATCCTGACGCGATCACAGAGCTTGAGAAACAACGCGCACAGATGGCATCGACATTACAGGCTAGAGTGCCGGATGCAGACAACGAACTAGAACTAGATCTAAGCTCGTATGAGGAACACAACTAATGATCTCACACTACGGTCAGTACATTTCCGAGCGTCTTGGTAAATCACTCATTGAAGACGAAAACGGCTTTGCTACTTACTTCATGGTAAACGACGTTTGCTACATTGAAGACGTGTACGTGATCCCTGAGAAAAGAAAGACGGGAATTGTTTTCGCGTACGCCGACAAAATTGTGGAAGAGGCGAAAGCAAAAGGCATGAAAGTTTTAATCGGAACAGTGAAGCCAAGTGCTGCCGGGTCAACCGTAAGCTTAAAGGTTTTACTCGCTTACGGTTTTCAGCTTGAGAGTGCGGTAGAAGATTTTATTTTCTTTAAGAAAAGTTTGGAGGCTTAAATGGGTGGCGGAATTGGCGGACTTGTAAGCGGAGTAACGCGCTCTCTCGGTATCGGGGGAGATGTCGGTAAAGCAATTAACCGCGTGGGCAGCCTTCCGGGCGCTATGATTGACCCTCTCAACATGGTAGGTGGTCTGTTTGGCGGCGGCGGGCAGAACCAAACGCAAAGGTTTAACGCTGGCGCACAGCCAACGATGACACCTTTTACATCTCAGAGAAACGCAGACGGTACGATCAAAGATATTTATCAGACAAAAGACACCTACGACCCACGCGCCATTAATTCCATGCGAGAAGATGCGCTCCGCACACCGGGGCAGTTATCTCGTTGGGGTCAGATGGCTCAGAGTAATGCCTCGAACCAAATCGGGCGGCAGCAAGCGGGGCAGCTTGCGACAGCAACGGGTAACCTTGCAATGCAGGGCGGACTCCGGAGCGGGGCACGTGAGAGACTACAGGGGCAGAATCAGCAAAGTGGGCTTCTCGCAAAACAAAATGCTTACAACCAAATCGCCATGCAAGACGAAACAAATCGTAGGGCAGACGTTGGGAACCTCGCAGGGCAAGAGCTTGGGCTTGCGAACAGACAAACTGATATTCAAAACACCAACATCGGTAGAGCTACGACAGACGTTGGGCAAGAGCGTCTGTACGACATGAATAAGTACAACGAAGCGATGCGTGCATGGGCTGCGGCGAATACCGCAAACGCAATGCCACAAACCCAAGATAAAGGACTTCTTGGTAACCTTCTTGGCGGATTATTCTAATGGAAGTGAAAGTGTACGAGGAACTAAATCATCCAGCCGTGCTAGAGGAAGTTTTCTCAAGCGTTGCTGGTATGAATAAACTAGAGATCAGAGAGCTCATCGCTGAGGTCGAAACGGCTATCCAGCTAGGTGAGCAGATCGAGGTTCCAGTCGTTCATCACTTCTCACAAGATGTTTACGCAAGAGAGATGGTTTTACCTGAAGGATCTTTGATCGTTGGGAAGATTCACCGCTTTGAGAACTTAAACATTCTGTCAAAAGGGGAAGTCTCAATCCTCTCAATCGACGGAGTAAAGAGAATCAAAGCTCCGCACACCTTTGTTGGAAGTGTCGGTGCAAAGCGTGTAATCTTAGCTCACACAGATGTTGTGTGGACAACTATTCACGGCACTGATGAAAAAGATGTGGATCAAATCGAAGAGAAATTTATCGCAAAAAACTATGAACAGATTGAAGATATTATTACTATTCAAAAAGGGGATGCATAATGGCTTGGATAATGGCGGGAATGGCTGTCGCTGGTCTTTTAAAGGGCAATAAAAACGTCAAAAAAGAAGCAGAAAATGATAAGTATCGTAAGATGGCTGTCGCCATGGCCCCATGGACTGGTGCTGGCGATCCTGGCGCTTTAAATCTTCCCGGCCCTCTTGAAAGTGCAGCTGGCGGTGCTGCTATGGGCGGACAGATGAGTGGAATGATGGGAAAAATGGGCGCAGCTCCTGAAGTCGCAGCTCAAGCAACTCCCGAGCAAGCTTTCTCGCAGATGCAGACCGGAATGGGCGTAGACCAATCCGCAATGCCGGAGCTAAGCGCCGCGCAACGACAGGGCATGATGGGTTCACCTGGAATGGTTGGTTCACCTGGCGCAATGGGCAACTCTAAATATCGCTACAGCTTAATTGGCTAGGAGATAAAAATGGATATTCTAGACATGCTCGCCATGCAAGGCAGACTCCCGGCTCAAGCTGACGGCGCACAAAACTTAGAGCAAGGCCAAGGGCCTCTCATGAGTATGATGTATCCGCCCGCAGAAAATCCGTTCTCTCCGCTTGGCCTTGTAAGCGCCACTAAAACTGTCAGTAAAGGGAGCGGAGCAAAACCTCTTTCTCAAGCTGACTATCTTCAGAAACAGCTCCAGGCGATGGACGTACAGGGAATGGCTCAGCAACAATCTGGCGTTGAAGATTATCAGCGTCAGCTAGGTGAGCTCACAAAAGCGCAGTCGCCTAATAACTGGCAAACTATTGCAGCGGGCCTTTCTGACTTTTTTAACGGCACAAAAAATCTTGATAAAGTGCAGGCTCAAAATCTTGCAAACAAACAGCTTGCGCTCATGGGCACTGAAAAAGTCCAGAGAGCAAAAAATGACATCTCTCAAAATCAAAGAAATCTTATCAAGGATCAGCTCGACTACGAAAAATCTCGTGAGAAAAACGCAGCTGACGAAGAGAAGTGGCGCATGGCGCTTGGTCTTCAAAAAGATAAAGCCGGAGACAAATTACTTCCCGGTCAAGAGCAGGCCGACAAAGATTTCGGAAAAGAGTACACAGACTGGAATCAAAAAGGCGGCAGGGCCGGTTACGTAAAAAGTAAGCAGGACTTAGCTGATGCACTCGTAGAATTACAAGCTAATCCGAATCTTACAGGTACTCTTTCGATGAAAGCGACCCCCGCTGGAGCTGTTTCAAAGTTTCATCCGGACTCAGCTCGTGTTGAGCAAAAGGTGAAGTCCACAATCATCAGCATGGTAAAACAGCTAGGTGCAAATCCAACAGATACTGATCTAAGAGAGATTCAAAAAACTGTGTGGGACAAGGATTTACCGCCTGCAATGAATATTGAAAAAATTCAGAACTACCTGCAACAGCTTGAGACTCAGGCGTCTGCAAAAGATAGCGCATCAAAATTCTTTGAGCAGTCTGGCGGAACTTTAAAAGGGCAAGGGATGGCAACAAGCCGCCCGTCTGACGACGCTGGAATGAAACGTTTGCAGGAGCTTCGAGCGAAAAAAGCTGCCGGGGGTAAATAATGGCATTAACAGCCGCAGAAGAAGCAGAATTAGCACAGCTTGAAGGACAACTTGGCCAAACTGGCACAGGGTCACTTACACCCGCTGAAGCGCAGGAACTGGCACAACTTGAAAGTCAGTACGGGCAAACTCAAGTGCAGCCTCTTCCTCAGATTGAAAACGAAATGCATCCGGAGATGACAGGGCTCAAAGGCCTCAAGGCTCGCACCGTTTACAAAGCTCTAGGCGCTGACCCAACAGCGTCGATCAACTATCTCCAAAAGCAGTTTCCGGACTTAGAATTTTCTACCGACAAATCAAACGAGGTTTTAGTAAAAACTAGAGGGGATCAGACAGCGAAATCATACCGCTTAGATCCGGCTGGTTTTGACGTAAGAGATATCTCTGATCTTGCGTACGATATTCCAGCGGGAGTCGCGCAAGGTGTGGCGACGGCTGGAGCGGGAATTGCGGGTGCAGCTGCGGGAGGCCTTGGCGCAATCCCAGCCGCTATGGCCGGAAGTGCCGCGAGCGGTGTGGGGCTAGAAGCTTTAAGAAATCAGCTCGGACAAGTGATGGGGATTGATCAAAGCCAAAGTGCTGATGACTTACTTTTATCAGGGGGCCTTGGCGCTGTTTCTCCTCTTGTTTTCGGAACAGGTGCAGGCATTGCACAAGCTGGAAAGCAGGCGTTGAAGAGCGGGTCTAAACAGACGGCTGAGGAAATCTTAAACACGCAGCGCGGTCTTGTTGGGCGCGCGTACGATAAAACAGCTGGCACCGTGGGACCTTGGCTTGCAAACCTTGCGGGCGGTGAGAATAAAAAAGTTATCTCTCAAGCAGCAAAAATGTTGCCTGAGTTAAAAGCTGCGGACACAAACCCTGAGATCTATACAGTACCACTCGAAGAAGCGGGTAAGCAGGTATCTAAGACTTTACGCGAAAAAACCAGAGAAGTTGGCGAGCGTTTAAATACTATCAGGGACATGATTGATAATCATCCCGGCGTAGTTCCAGTGAACGCTGAGGGCGTTGCGCAACAGGTAGGCTCTATCGACGCAAAACCTTTCGTACAGCCTTTCCAGGATTTGATCTCGGGCCTTGAGAAAAAAGCGTCAAGTGATTTCGACAAAGCTCAGATCGAGCAGCTTAAGGCAATCGTTCAAGAGCAGTTCACCGGCATGCCTGAGTTTATGACGGCAGCGCAAGTGGACTCTAAAATTCAAAAGTTTAAAGAGCTCGCGGAAGAGTACGGTAAGAAGTACGGAAACACAGGCTCCGCAAAAAGCTCAAGCGTTGCCGGTATTTCCGGTCGTGTGGCGGATGCGTTTGAAGGTGCTCGTCGGAAGATGAACGAGTCTATCGTCGAAAAGCTAGAGTCCATGAACAAAAATCTTGCCGATGAATACTCTCAAAGTCGCCAGGCGTACGGGGAGCTTAAGAACTTCTCTGACGACCAGGCAAAGAATTTCGGCGACGCTAAAGGCGTAAGGAATTTCTTAAACAGAGCTATGAACGATGACATCGCAGCAAACGACCTGGAGAAGATCCAGCAAATCACGGGCGTTGACCTTGAAGACCTTGCGACTAAGTCACAGGCTATAAAAACATTTTCAAAACCGCAGACTGAGATCCGATCCATTGGTAGATCAAATACTGGGCGGCAGCTGGCACTTGGTGCTGCGGCTGGTGCCGGGGGCTACTACGTAGGCCAGCAATCAGGCGGAGATGTTTCTCCGTTCTTAACTGCGGTTATGGCTGGAGCTTTGGGCTCGAAAGCTGCAAGCCCTGCGGCTCTTCGGAAGTACATGGAAATGAACGCAGTCATGCGACAAGCGCCGTCGCAAATCCCAGGCGCGGCAGCACTTCCTTACACGCTAATTAACTCTATCAAAAATGATCAGGACTAGGAGATTTTATGGAAGCAAAACCAGTCACGGCAGACCACGAAAAAGAAGAAAAAAAGTACGGCAAATTTGATGAGTGGGAGATTAGTTCCGCTGTTCGTACAATCGTTGAGGCTGAAGAGATTAAGGCTGACGCTGAGAAGATGAAGTACGTCTTGCCTCTTTTAAAAGATAAAGCTGAAGGCATGAAAAAAGCTATCATGTCCCTGGATGACCTACGGGAGATAGTTAAATCCAAAGCTAAAGACTAGAAATGGGCACTACCAACTGGATCATCTCGATGGCAGGGATAATTATTAGTATCCTATTAGGGGTATCTAGTTACTTTATCGTGAAATGGATTCAGCAAGTTGATGAAACACTCAAAGAACAATCCAAAGACATCAAAGATAACACCGTCAAAATTGTTTCACTCGAATCGAAACAAAATACTCAGACAGAGAATATTACCAAGGCAGTTCACTCCCAGCTCTCAGCCTTCAAATTTCCACACGAGCAGGTCGATAAAATTGAGCAAGAAGTCCGCAGCTTAAAAGACGTGACTCAGAAAAAAGTGCTCCCCGCAGTAGAAAAATATACGGAGAGCTTCGGTAAAGTTTTGTTACTAGAGAAAAATTTAGATAGCCAAAATGACAAGCTTTTTAAAATGTATAAAATTTTAGAGCTTTTAGCTAAGAAGCCGGTTGATCCAAAATAGGCTCTAACGTCATTAAATGCTGAGGGCTCAACTTCACCGATCCAAGATCTGCGAGTGCTACGGGGCTGCTTGCGAGCTCAACCTCAACCTTCAAGAAGTCTTCAACCTTTTTGTTAAACTCTTCCATTTTCTCTGGAATAATTTCCCACGGGCAAAACGGCTGCGGTGTTGCCGCTACTTTTGGCTTACCAGTTTCGTCTTTGACTGTGAAGTCGTTTACAAAATCGTTATACATCTCTCTCGCAATTTTCAATTCTTTCTGAAATTGGCGAACGATGCGAGCCACGTTGTACGCTGACTGCATAGATGAGAAGCCTTGCTGCGCTGATAAAAGCGTGAGTGCTTGATTGAAATCGGCAGAGTTAAGTTGTCCGTAATTTAATTTGATCCCCATAAGTCCCTTTCGTCGTTTATAATCACTGATAGACAGGATTTTTGCTTCCATATTTTGCGTGTTCCTTAGCTACATTTTCAAGAAATTTCATGCTTGCTTCCATATTATGCGGCGTAACTATCATAGCAATTCCACCGCAGCTAGCAATACGCTCGATGTTATAGTGTTGAAGTGGGTCCAATACCCCACCTTCAGACTTAAGCTCAATCGCCACAAATATCCCCCCTAAACACATGAGAATATCCGGTACTCCACGCTTAGCGACTTCTTGAGTCTTCAAGACCCATGCATGCGGAAGTGCCTTGAGGCGCGGTAGGATGCGCTCTTTTAGCTTTGTTTCTAATTTCTTCACGACTAAATTCTGACATCGACCACGCTTGCGTGTCAGCTAGATTATCAAAAGAAAATTCAGCCTCGACGAGAAGCGGAAGACGTTTATGCGGGTACACAGACTCCATGATGGCTTTAATCTTTTCAATTAAATGCTCCTCACCAAAGCGGATCTCAAAAACCAGCTCATCGTGGATGGTTAAAATCATCTTTGACTCATAATCCGTTAAGAGATCATCAATGCGGTTCATGGCGACTTTTAAAATGTCAGCGCATGATCCCTGGATATAGTGATTCGGTGCTTTGTAACAGAAATTTTTATTAGAAAAATAGTACCTGCGCCCAAACCAGTTTCTAATATACCCGCGCTCTTTTGCAGCCTTTGACACGCCCTTAATAAAATCCTTGATCTCAGGACTTGCTTTGAAGATCGCATCCTGGATTGCTTTCGCCTTTAGAAGCAAAGGCATGTTGTATTCGGTAAATTCAGGCGTGATCGTTTTTAAAATCTCTTTATCCGCGTCAGTTCTTAGTGCCATGCCAAGCGAATTGATCCACATCACTTGAAGCTGTTTGAGCGACCCACGAGTTTCAAAAAGATCGTTTGCAAGCTTCGCAACACCCCCACCAAAAAGTGTCAAAAAGTTTACAGTTTTTGCATGTTTCCTTGAGACACTTGCCAGTTTCGCGGTAGCTGAGTGAACGTCAAGGCCCCCAAGGATCTCGTTGATGAGGGCGTTTGCTTTTGCCACGTCAAGCATGACGCGGTACTCGATTTGCGAGTAGTCAAGCATCGCAAGAAAATAACCCTCGCGAGGTATAAATGATCTTCTGACGGGATACTTTGCCGAGTCACTTTCTTCATCGTCACCATACTTGTCAGGGCTTGTAAGGTTTTGTAAGTTCGGGTCTCTCGACGAGAATCGGCCTGTTGTTGTTCCGGCTTGTACAAAATCACCGTGAATTACGCTGCTTTTATCAATGAACCATAAGAAATTCTGGAAGTATTCCAGCTGTTTTTTAGCTTCTGAATACTCGATCACACATTTTGCGGCTGGGTGTTTGAAACCCTTCATCGCTTTTTTATCGAAGATCGGATTCCCTTTTTCTGTGTACTTAAGTGCCTCATCTTTGAACACTTCAGCAAATATCGTCTCGCCCTTAACAAAGTCTAAACCTGTCAAAGTCTTAAATTCTTTAACGCTCGATAAAAGAAGGGTCTCGTAAAACTGCCTTGCTTCTTCGCAGTAAGCTTTATCGACAAGGACTCCTCGCTGTTCCATTCTAAAAAGGGTCTCTGTGAGCCTCGACTCATTTGCAACAACGTCTAGAAGCTTAGGCCAGTTTGCGGGAGCTACTCGGTCTCTGTCTTCTAAAACGCTAAGAATAGTTTTTGCGATTTCAAACGTGATCCTGGCATCGTTCTCAGCGTAAGGCTGCATGATCTCAAGCGGGACTTGTGCGAAGTATTTTTCTTGAAACTTTTTATTGAGGTGCGGAACCTCCACCCATCTTGAGAGCTTGTGCTCTTTAATGTATTTTGTAACCGCGTCGTCTTTTTCTCGGCCCCAGCGCTTTGCTACTTTATCTAAAGCGTAAGAGAGATGCTGGTTATCATGGATACGATCTAAAGACCAGAGGTCAAGGATCGGGCCTTTCACGTCAAGGCCTGCATTTTTTAGCATGCCTATATCAAATTTTGCGTTGTGAAAAACTTTCTTAATATCTGGGGAACTAAATACCCCGGCAAGCCCCTCTATACAAGAATCTGGAAGGGGTTGAGTGCCAGGGTACTCATTGAAATTAAAATAGAAATCAGATTTCTCAGTCGTAATGATTAATGAGAAAATCTGGTCACCGTGATAAGCCCTAAGCCCTGTGGTTTCGGTATCCACACCGATCAGCTTCTCGCTTAAGATCTCTTGTAACACTGGCTCAAAGTTTTCTAATGAAACAAGCATTACAAGAGGCCTTTTTAACTAGCGAGCTGCGGGTTACGTGTTGCCCATTTTTTAGCATCACGAACGTATTTTGGAATCTGCTTTTCTAATTTAAAAATTTTTTTTGTGCGAATACTTTCGATCATCTGGTCTAGGCAAAACGACATGCTCTGTCCGCTTTGTTTAGCTAGTAGTTCTAAGAATTTTTTATTTTCTTTTTCGATGTACGCAAAACAAACTTGTTTACCTACTGATTTCATCTTGTTACCTCCCCGAGAGATTTAGTGGTGAATGGAGCTTCGAGTTTTTCTTTTTCGACGTTCCTGGCTTTTACCGCTTTTACCCACATCTTGTCGAATGTTTTCCCTTCACACTCTTGCCATTTATACCCGCGTTTGCTAGCAAGCGCACGGTTGTTATAGTCCACCACGGCTTGAAGAAAATACGCTGGTTCGTTTCGGTATCTAATCACTTCGTTAATGTCATATTTAGATAGAATTTTCATCATTGTGAACACGTCAAAAAGTGCTGCGTGTGGGAACGGATTTAAAAATCCATGCTCCGCTGCAAGCGCTACCAGGTTTGTATTTCGGATGTGTTTTGGAAACTCGATGTCCGTCTTAGTATCAAGCCATGGCTGCGTGATCGCGGGCCAGCCTAGTGCTTTTGAGTGATGGTCTAAGAAACCTTTATCGAACTGATAATTTTGCGCGACCATGTAATCGACGTTGTATTTCTCGATGTCTACGTGCAGCTGGCGGATAGCTTGCTCAAGTGGAACGCCTGCACGCTGAAGGATAGCATCTGTGATCCCTGTGAGCTCAACGATTTCCTCTGGTACGGTGCCAGTGATTTTGCACAGCTTTGATTCCATCACAAGCGGCTTATCCCATGCATCTGTGTCAAATATCGCGTAACCAATCTCAGTAATTTCAGAGCTACTTGGCTCAAGGCCTGTCGTCTCAAGGTCTAAACCGAGAAGAATCATTTTGGTTTCCTAACTGAGCGAACCTGGCTCTTGTTCGTTGATGATAGTTTCTCGGGGAGTTTTTTATCTGTCGTGGCGTTGTCCCACTTATCATAAGTGCTTTGAGACATCTTCCCCTCTTTCACGAGCTGAGCGAACTTTGTTTTTTGTGCTTCAGATTTAAAAGACATGCGTCACCTCTTTATATAAATCAGGAGCTAACACCGACCGTGGTGCTTCGCTCCCGATGAAAAACCTTAAGCCTTCTTTTTAGAAGTTTTAGATTTTTTAACTTTTTTCGTTGCTGCTTTTTTCTTAGCCATAAAACCCTCCTTACTTTGCGTGGACCTTAGAACTCAGACTTGGACTCGTCAACAGATGCGACTGTTGTCTCGCCGTCGTCATTTTTAACTTTATCGCCCGCCTTAGAGATCTCCATAAACCATTTCTTGGCAACGGCGATCTGCTCAGCTGTACTCGCGGCACCGTACGCTGAAGTGAATACGAAATACTTCTGCTCTTCCCCATTGATAAATTCAGAACCAATGTCAAAGGTCATTAGTGCTGGGGGTTTATTTGCCATACGGCTTTGAGCGAAGTGATCGGCTAAAACGCGACCTGCTTTTTTACTTGTTCTTAAGAACTGAATACGGATCGGGAAGGATTTATCTGTTCCGATGTCGCTTGTAATCAAAGCGTAGAAATTGTACGCCTGATCTCTTCGCATCGTTTTTCCATCTTCTGTGTAGTCCCAAGGAAGATCGGTGTTCGCCGCGTTCCAAGGCTCTTCACCACGCCACTCAGCCTGGCCGCCAACGATCTCGCTGATTCTCCATGTCTTAAACATTTTAAATGGAATGATATTAATCTTCTCGCCCCGCTTTGCCATAACAGACTTATCTGTGGATTTGATAAGTTCTCCAACTGACTTATCGCCCTGAAGGACAAGCTCACTTTGCCCATGCATGAGTAAAAGCTTCGGGATAATAATGTCTTCAGCCGTTGCTTCCTCGGCACCCCAAGAGCCCTGTAGGTCCTCAGTCAATACCAGGTTTTTCGTAGTCCCAGTCGTGGCTGGTGTGTTCTTGCTTTTTGTTTTGTCTTGCTTCTGCGTTTCCATAATTCTCCTCATTCGTTGTGCGCTTCAAGCGCTGTTTAATTTTATTCCAGTCATCCTTAGATATGCGGGCGTGATCTTTACCTACAAGGCCTACGATGTCATTATCAATAACGTCAACAACCGTTAGCATCTCGCTACTATTTCCCCATGCCATGAACTGTCCTCTGTGTGTTGGGATCATCGTGTCCTCGCAAGCGTTACCTTTTGGAAGGTTTGCGGGAGCTTCAAGCCTGGAGGTGCCCAGCCAAATACGCCGTCTTTTTCTTTGGCTTCAATTTCTTTCGTAGCCCACGACGATAGGGTGCGTGAATTGACAGACACCATGCTGTCATAGATTCCTTGCTCTTTAAGGTACTCAAAAAACTTGAGCTTCTCTTCGAGTGATTCTGGCTGTGTTACAGTTTTTGTGTTTCTAATCGAAACTGTACCGAACGCCCCTTTGAAGTTAGGCATCCCGTACTCAGTCAAGTGCGCCAAGATTTTTGCTTCCATCTCGTCTGCTTCTTTACCAATGGCTTTTGCTTTTGCGTCCAGCTCATCGCGCTCTGCTCTCTTATCAGCGTACGCCTGACAAATGGAGGTGAGTTCTTTCAGAGTTAGTTCACTTGCTTCGGGCGCTTCTTCCCAACTGGTTTCTTCTGACATTTTAAATCTCCTGTAAATGATCGCGAAGTAAACGATCCCCTAATTGTTGTTTTTTAGCGAGAGCATTTAAAACTAGCTCATCAATGGTGCCTCTGCAAACGATATCAATGCGCGTAATGCTAGTATGTCGCTCACTGCCCGCCCTATAACACCTTGCTTCGCTTTGAATATCAGCCTCTAGTGAAAAAGACCTAGAGTAATAAATCATATAACTAGCCTCGACTAGATTAATACCGAGTCCCGCGCTTAAAGGGTTTCCGATTAGCACTTTAACTTTTGGATCATTTCTAAATTTCTCAATCTGATCTTCTTTGTTTGTAATCTCACCGTGCAATTCTGCAAACTCTAAATCTAAATCTCTACACACTTGTCTAATATCATCATAGTTATCTTTAAACACGGACCACACTAAAATCTTGTTTCTAATAGCAAGATCCATGAGTAATTCTTTTAATGCTTGCTTTCGAGGGTTATCTTTTATTTTAAGTGTACCTGTCTGTCCGTTATCATTCTCTACCCGTAAATGACCGCTGCATATTTGCTGAAGTCTAAGGGCTTTTGTGATTGCGAGCTCTGCGATACTTGCTCTGAGTTTTCCATCTTCCCCCAATATTGTTGCGATTAGATCTCTTTTCATTGATTCGTAAAGTCGTTTTTGTTCACTGCCCATTTCAACTTCAATTGTTTTTTTAAGTAAGGGCGGTAAATCTAGGCAAGTTAGTTTGTCAGCAAACATAGAGCAGTCTTGCATTTTTCTTTTTAGCTGCTCTTCCATGCCCTTTATAAGTTGAATGTTAGGAAAGTATTTCTGCTTAGGCATGTGTCTATTCAAATCTGTAAAATAGGTAGCTTTAAAAGAATAAAAATTCTTACCGAATCTTTGGCCCAAATCTAGGATGTAAAATTGAGAAAAAATATCCCTGTAGTCATTTAAAACAGGAGTCCCTGTTAAAAGATATCTATACTTAAATAGTGGAGCAATATCCATTACAGCCTTTGTTCTTTTGGCGGTAATATCTTTTAGTCTGTGTGCTTCGTCCGCGACTAAAACACAAGGAAGTTTTGACGTAGAGAACCTTTTTTTAAACTCTTCAATAATAGGCTTCATTTCTTTAACAGAAAATGTTTCATAATTTACAATCCAAATAGAATCTAACGGGGAATCCTGTAAAAGCTTTAGTCGTTGTTTACCTGTACCTATTAGCGGAACAACTTTTTCAGGCTTAATTTTAGAAAATTTCACCCACTCGTCTTTCCAGTTTTTTATAACAACGGGAGGGGCTAGAATTAGAGTGGGCAAAATAGAGTTATGCTCCGTAAATTTTTGTCTTAGAACCTCAATTGTTGTTCTAGATTTTCCAAGTCCCGGTTGAAATAAGAAAGCAAAAAAATCCATCGTTTTTGCGCGCTGAATGGCAATCTGTTGATGCTCCCATAAATCGTTTTTTGGTGCTGAAGGATGGGGGAGACTTATTTCCACTTTGCAAATTCCCCATGTAGTTCGGTAGCTTTTTCACAGTAAGCTGTATGTGCTTTTTTTGCTGTAGGAAAAACTCCTATATAGTAGTGTTTTTTATTAAACCCGATCTGAGCCATAAAACTATCTTTTTTAGTTTTAAGTTTCGTTACGCCTTTAAGCCCCGTGGAATTATTCGATTGCTTGGCTTTATTACATTTATTTTGTGAAGACGTACATATGCGTAAATTACTTTTCCGGTTGTCTAATTTGTCCCCGTTAATGTGGTCAACTTCCTGCCCTTTTTTTGGATTTATGATATATCTGTGCATAGTTACACACTGCCCTCTTTTTTTACAAAATTTAGCGGCATATCCTAACAAATTAAAATGCCATCTCCATTGGGACAAAAACTCAAAATCTTCACTATCAACTTTAGCGAATTTACCTTGTGTAAGTGGTATTTTTCTATACTGCATTGCTTCTTTATCCTAAAATTTGGTTAACCAGGGACGGTTGGCCTTACGGATGAGGCCTGTTTCTTTTCGTTTCCGCCACTCAAGCACAGATAGAATAATGCAAGTCAGACAGATCATCAGAACCGCGTCGTCAGTCATAACTTACCCCATCAAGCTTGGCGAGGAAGGCTCGGGCTAAGGCTTCGTATCCAAAGGCCAAGTTCGCCATGTACTGGTAAGCGCCTTTGTCGTCGTCCTCTTCTAAATATCCTTGAAGACCATACTTAACTTTGGAGATTTCCGCAGCCACGGTCCGCGCTTCGTCGATGAGTTTGGATTGTTCGGCAAGTTCTGAGTGCGCTTCTGACACTTGCTTTTCCAGTTCTTTGATTCGCGCATTGGCGTCAAACAATCGCGCGCCCTCTTCTCTTGAAAACTCATCGACACGCTCAAGTTCTTTCTTCCATTTTTCAATCTCAGCATCCCGCTTCTCGATTTCGAGGAGGGCTTCGTCGAGGGTTGATTCAAGCTGCGTGGCTGCGAAGTAAAGGTTTCCCTCGTCAGTGGTCGAGCATTTTTGAGCATACGCAGAAATGATTTCTTTAGGTTCTGTTGTTCGCTTCCGCAGCTCTTCAAGTGGGGTGATTGGGCTACTTGTCATTTGAGGGCTCCTTTGCAAACTCGAAAGCCCAGCGCCGGACAATAAATTTATTCCAATGAATAACGCTGATTTCGTCGATTAAATTCCCTCTGTCGTCAAGAGTGCAAACCATGCAGTGGTCGTCAGCTCTTACAACATAGAATGGCTTTGGAATTGGCTTGTAATGCTTCGGCCACATGACGATTTCTTCGCTCAAGTTCATTTATTCATCTCCCGTTCCGAAGTATTCGTTGAGGGCTTCGCTCGCCACTCTAGATATTTCTGTTTGGACCACATACTCAACTCCCTCAGAATCATAAGTTTTACACATCTTGCCAGCAAACATTTGTGCGAAATCCACCAACTTCTGAGCGCGAGTGGCTTCTGCGGTGGCAATAAAATCAGCATCAGAGGCAGCATATATTTTTGGAGCGTGCCAACTTGGACTATGGATATGACTGCCCGATGGGTAGTTCTTCAAAAAGTAATCGGAGAATCGCTTCTGCCGGTCCTGATTTTCTTTCTCAATCCGCTTGAGCACTCTTGGGTCGAGTTTTGTCATGCGAACACCAGCAAATGAATCAAAAGGGTTGCTACCAAAAAAGGAAAGAGTGATAAAAATCGAACCATGGTTCTGTCGCTTGGGCTCGGCCCAAACCAACCACCGCCATGCTCTTGAGAGGAAAAGAAATATCCAATCACCCACCATATAATAGCTGCAGAAATATACAAAATCTGAGTGGACCCTAATTGCAATGTCATTTCAACTCCTTCGTTGCGAGCGATTCGATTTCGGTGAGGGTTTGGCTTGCGCGTGCTCCTAGCGGGGCTAATTCTTCGTAAAACTCCAGCGCCTCAGTCGCTTTTCGGAGGGCTTGGGTGATGGCTTTGGCTTCTTTTGTGACTAGCATTGCGGTGTCAAAATCATAAAGCTCGCGCTCCACTCGCTCAATCAGCTTTTCCAGGTTTGGGGTTTTCATAAAGGCTCCTCAAGCAAGCTGAAAACGACAAGGTCGCTGCCTGGATTGAATTTGCCCATGTCTAAAACGTACCCAATGGAAAATGAAAGCTCTCGACCAGTGTAGACATCGTTTTCCCATTCTTGCAAAGTCACGCGGTCAGCGTTTTGAAAACCTCTGTCGTTCTTTCGGACCTCAAAAGTCTTTCTGCCTTCACGGACTAGGTCGTAGTAAATCGGAAGTATTTTTAACATGTGATGTTTTCTCACTCTATTCCTCCACTTCAATTTCATAAGAGCCGGTGGCCCACTGTCCTTCTTTGAATTTTGGTTCTTGGGGTGGGGTCATTTTCGCGCCCCACAGTTTTCGCAAACTATAACTTTATTTCCGTTCACATCTTTAACGACAATCCAATCGTGGCCACCAATCAAACAGGCTGTTGAATCTAAAACCTCTGGAATAGTCGGTATCCAATCAAAAATTCCCATTCTCTAATTCCTCTCTAAAAAGCTCGGGCCGTGGGTCTGCGCGCATCTCATCCAAGTGTCCCCACGGCCTTCGCCGAAATTATTCTTTAAACTTCTCTGTCTCTTCTTTTGGAATTAACTCTTGAATTGCGGCAATCAGATTCCTAGCGTCTTCGGTCGTAAAGGTCTGACGATTCAAAATCTTTGGCTTTAGAATCCAAGAGGCCCCAGTGTTGCTTTGCAATTCATCAATCCAAATCCATCCTGTGCGGAGAGAAACCGTCACTGGGTTTCTTCCGATTTCGCGGTAGAAGACGAAAGACTTGTCTGTTTCCTCAATGCCTAATCTTTTTCGCATCACTCACTCCTTAAAACTCCCCAAGCTTCCTCTGCCGTCGCTTGTCGTAAACGCGCAGCTTTGGTTGGCTTGGGGGTTGTGTTTAAATTATGTCTCGCTAACGGATGCGCCGAAATCTCCGAAATGTTTGCCAAACCATTTCTCATAAGATCCATTGAACCATTCTTTTTCAGCCTTGAGCTTTTCAACTTCCATCGCCTTGTCTTTGATCTTTTTATCAAAGTCTTCCTGGATCTCACGCCAAGAAACTTTGGTTTCAAATTCTTGGATAGGTGCGATTTCAAAATCAGGAGTCTCGGAATTGATGTAAGCAAACTCAAGCTTTGTTGATGCGTAATCTTTTTTTATATACGCAACGATGATTGTTGGCCTTAGTTTGAACTGGTCAAATCCAACGATGACCCCAGGGTAGCTCTTGTAAGATTGGTAATCTTTGGCGAGCAATTTGACTGCGTCTCCGACTTTAAATTCATCAACTCGCTTTGCGGTTCGCAAGTCGATTTCCATTTTGATACCGTTCACTTCGATAATTCTTTTTTGTTCTTCCATCTCATCTCTCTTTCATAAAATAAGCGAAGGGGCTTTCACAATTTGGAGGTGTGTTCTCTTTTTGGGAGATTTACCCCTTCGCTTAAGGTTTTTATTTTTCGTTTATCCACCTTGGATCACTCGGCGTCAGGATAAGACCTGTGGGCTTTTCTTCCTTAAACTCAGTGACAGGCTGAAGGCCCATCTCTTCAGCCATCTTAGTGAGATCCTCTAGTGGCCCTGACAAGATGTACGCTGAGGGCTCTTTGGTTTTTGAATCGAGCATCTGAAATTCTCCGCTCGTCTCAGTCATGCGTAAGAGCTGCAAAAGCTCTCCGGTTTTACTTCGGTACACACGCCCAATCTCCCAGTTAAACTTATCTCTCATGCTTCTCCTCCAGGTATCTAATGATCGCTTCAAGCTCTATGATCCGTCGCTTTGCTACTGCAAGCTTATCTCTTACGTCCTCATGGACCGCGTCCCATTTAGACTGATCTATTTCTTGGCCCTGGCGAATAGTATTTATAACCTGGGCAACAGGCCCCATCTTAAAATCGTCATCCATGTGAAATCCTCTACTGGTGATCTAGCTTATTGTATTTTATCTGCCGATGTACCCAGACATATTTGCTAGCACACTTTGCTCTGATATCAAGGATATTCTGCGGGTCTTGAAATGGGTGACAGGGGCAGTTAAGATCTGCGCTATGATCAAACCAATCATCTTGTGGTGTGACATGAATGTCAGAGGCCCAGTTAAGATATCTAACCGGGGCCGATGCAAGAAGCCTTATGTAATCGTGGTCTGCCATAGCCCTTAAATTGTGCTAGAGCTTTTTCAAATACTCAATGATGTAATCAGCGTACTCACTCTCTTTACGCTTACCCCAATAATTCCTAAAGCTCAGTTCCCAGTCAGGCAGGGTCTTAATTTTTCTTAACCAGTAAGGACCTAAGACGTAGCACTGACAAAAAAGTTGGTTAAGCTCTGTGTCTTTTTGTGAGTTCTGTTTCATAAACAAGAAAGAAACCCATAACCAAAGTAGCCCTGGGAGCATGAGCGGGTACAGCCACTTGTACTGTGTCGCGCGAATTAGCATCGCCATGTGACCTGGCATGAAGGGATCAGCCCAATCTATCCATCGCTTAACAATCTTCGAGTGTGGGGAGAGATGCTTCCAAAGTGGCACTGTGATCGTGTCATGTTTTAAAGTAATCGTGCTCCATGAGTCTTTATAGAATTTATGCGGGTACAGTTTTTTACCAGAGCCTCTCACGTCACGCTCAAAACTTTGCGAGAAGCATCCGCGCTTCACCACTCGCCAGAACACGCGCCGAAGTGCTGCGACTTCGTCTCTTGCGAAAAGTGCTGCGATCATCGGGAGCATGTTATCCCTAGTGTTATTTCGCTCGTTGCTAGCAGTATCTTGCAGCGGGTGCCGCATTAAAAAACCGTTACGCTCATAATTGTCCGGGTCTTTGACTTTCTTCCAGATCTCAGGCTGCGTGATCTGAAGGATTCCTTCTCTCACACTAGAGTCCATGCCATCTTTTGTAACGTTGACCGGGTAGCCTTCGCTATCAAGGTAGATCATTAGTTCCTCCGACCACTTCACCTTGAGAGGGTGCGGCCCTTCCGAGTGCTCTATATATAGAGGCCATCTCAGAGTCGTAGTTTAAATGTTTCTCAATAAAAAACTCAGCCGTCGTGAGCGCGTCGAAAAGCTCATGCACTCGCATCTGGAGTCTTGTTAACACTTCGATTTGTTTTTCTCTCGGGAGATCCGGCACGCCGTTCAAATCCCAAACTGCATATCGCATGTCCGGCATACATTTACCCGCAAAGAGAGACGTGAAAGAGCACTTTAAAAATAATAGCTGCCGTTAAAAGGCCTGCACCAAATAAAAGTCCGCTGACATAACTAAGTCCTGTGTTCATAAATCCTCTTTGCTGCTCATCGGAGCTGTGTGAGTGGTTAAGTTGATCTGAATCTCTTGCTTCGCTACGCTAAATAGTTCTTTAATCGTATTCATATCTAGCCTCTCACCGAGTGAGCCCTGACGTCGGATGTAACTCAAGACTCTATTCTCAAGCCTGTCAACCGGAATCGTTGCCTTATAAGATCCTTTAGGTACGTGTGTATTTAACATGTGCATCCTCTCGGCTATGCCTACGCGCGGTGCTAGCAATTTTATTTTGACACGTCAACAAAGAAACGAAAAGCTCTTACCACTTGCCTTCATTTATAAGGTTGAGTTTAGAGAGGGGTTACATGAATACGCATGTCGTCGGGTCGCTTACGTTTAAAACGCAAGCCGATCTAAAATACTACACAAAAGAAATTCTTTCACGCCACTTAAATAAAACAATTGATCACGGTTATGACTTTGAGTTTATCACTCAAGTTTTTAGTCGTCACCCTGAGTGGGCAGAAAAAAAGGGCACAGGTGTTATCGCTTATAAGATTACATCTAACATGGGATCTTACCATGTAGACATCCTTCGCACAGACGGTACTGAGATTGATATTTCCTGGAACACAGCTGTCAGGGGGCGGGGAAGAACTGTTCATGGGGACAGGATGAAGGAGCTACGCGAATCGGTGGATGAGCAGATAAAAGAATTTCGCCGCTCACAGGGCCATATCACACACTGTCCAAGGTGCAAAATACCATTAACTTCTGCCCCGCACGTTGACCACACTCCAAGCTTCCGTACACTGGTTACGCTGTTTGACACAAGTGGCGCTGATAACTTCGCACTTTACCATAAACAGAACGCCTCGCTTCAATTCTTATGCGGCCCTTGCAATTTCAAAAAAGGAACTTCAGATGAACTTTTATAACTATAAAGCTCTAAGCGTGAGCACTTCTCTTGATTCAAAAATAATTCTATCTGTCGAACATCTCACCGAGTTTATCAACTCTATGGGCCCAAAGACCACGCTCTATCATTGTTATTACGAGCTAGAGAAACGTCCGTCTTACGTTGATTACTCAGGGATGCTTCGCCCTGCGTTTGGTATGATCCACGTCGATCTCGACTCAGAAGATAAAACAGATCCCACAAAAAACGGTCTACGTGCGTGGGAAGATACAAAGGCCTTAAGCTTTGAACTTACATCTCTCGGTGTTGCTCACCACATTTTCTTCTCTGGCAACAAAGGCTTCCACGTTGCTTTCCACAAATCAGTCTTAGGCATCGACACGCTTACGAAGCAAGAGATGGAAGCAACAGTTAAGGCATTCTTGCAAGGCTTACAGAGTAAGTACGAATCGGTGGACCTGCGCATCTGGAACGCCAACCGAAAATTCCGCGCTTACCGCTCGTACAACGAGAAGTCAGGCTTATACAAAATCCTCGTTAAAAACCTAGACCTTTCTCTAGACTCAATCCGTAAGCAAGCTCTCACTCAGCCATCCGAACCAATGCCAATGCTTCAAGCTCAAGCTCAAGTCGAGGCTCTTCACCAGAAAACTAATCCCACAAGTCCCCAGCCCCCGTGGACACAGAAGAAAGTAAAAGAGATGTCTCAGGGCCAAACG